GGGGAAGGAGGGCTTTCAAGAACTATTACTGACACGATGCGTGGTGGAGGTGGTTCTGCAACTCTTGGTGGTGCTGGAGGTAATGGCCCGACCTATGGCGGGGGAGGTGGAGGCTCTGGTGCTATAGGAGGAAATGGCGGGTATGGATGCGGAGGCGGTGGAGGCGGTAACACTAGCTCGGCTGCATACTCTGGTGGTAATGGCGGCTCAGGCTTAGTTGAAATATGGGGGATCGCCTAATGAATAGATTTGCAGTTATTGAGAACGGCATGGTGTCCAATATTGTGGAAGCAACAGCCGAAATAGCATTAAATAATAATTGGGTAGAAGCTCGCGATGCTTGTATTGGTGATTCTTATGTTGGAGGAATTTTCTCAAGACCTAACCAAGATGAAAAAAAAGCCGCTAATATTAGAGCGCAGCGAGATAGACTTCTTTCCTCTAGTGATTGGACACAGGTAGCAGACGCGCCAGTTGACCAAACAGCGTGGGCGGCATATCGCCAAGGTCTGCGCGACATACCTTCTCAGGAAGGATTTCCTAACGAAGTGACTTGGCCTACAGAACCGGAGTAACACATGACAACTTTTACTTGGACTATTGCAACACTTGAATACGACCTACAGCCCTCTGACATGGACGGCGCTGTTGTTACGGCACACTGGAGAGTGACCGCTGAAGAAACCACTGGCGAAGGAGATGTTGTAACGTACACAGCGTCTGCTTACGGCACTTGTGGTTTCAACCCAGACCCCTCAGCAGAAGGTTATGTACCCTACGCTGATCTTACTCAAGATACTGTTCTTGGGTGGGTGTACGACTCAGTAGATAAAGATGCTACTGAAGCAAGTCTGCAAGCTAATATTGATTTGCAGGTCAACCCTGTCACTGCTGCGGGTGTTCCGTGGTAGTTTTTAACTAGGAGAAAATCTAATGAGCAAAGACAACAAGCCTCAGATGATTACGATAAACGACGTTGAGTACGACACAGCCACATTCACTGAAGAGCAGATTGCTATGACCAATCACTGTCTTGATCTGGACAGGAAGATTGGCAACATGAACTTCCAGTTACAGCAGTTACAAGTGGGTAAGGATTCTTTCTTGAAGATGCTTACTGAGTGTTTAGAGGCTGTAGACAAGTCGCTTGAAACACAGCTTGACTAAAGTCTGGAAACTTAAATGACACACCTGTTCTTGCTAATGGTTCTGGTTAATGGACAGGTGGAGTCATCTGATATGTTTTTCTACAATATCCATAAATGCAACTTCTTCGCAAACGCCATAGTAATGGGTAAGGTAGAAAGAACCATTAACGCAGCACCAAGACGCATAACTCTCGCGGCCTACTGTTTGCCACGAGTCGCAGATAAAAACGCAGTGAGGGCATATGAGTGATAGAAATCATTGCGGCGGTATCCGCAGCAGGGAGGGCGTTTAACTACATCCAACAAGCTGTCAACAAAGGTCATGAGATAAACGATCTAGCACACAAGTTCGGTGCTTTCTTTGATGCGAAGGATAAGATAAGCGAGGCAGAGGCAGGTGTTGAGAATGCTTCATCAATGTCAAAGCTGTTTGCTAAAGGCTCTGTAGAATCAGCAGCTCTACAGATCACAATGGCAAAGCAAAAGACGCAGCAGATGGAAAAGCAGCTTCGTGAAATTATTACCTACACGGTAGGTCAGGATGTTTACATTGAGATGCTCAGGACTAGAGCTACTATTCGTAAGCACCGACTTGAAGCAGCGAGAGCAAGAGCCGCAAGAAAGCGTCTAATCATTGACGGTCTCGGCTTCGCTTTTATCGGCACAATTATTTTCGCCTGTATTATGGCAGTTCTGAGGGTATCCCTATGATCTTACAATTAGCACAAAGCCTTGTCGCGCCTGTTACTGGCATACTTGATAAGTTCATCGAGGACAAAGACCAGAAGGCAGCTATGGCGCATGAGATAGCGACTATTGCTGATAAGCAAGCCAATGAGCAAGCTAAGGCGCAGATACAATTAAACGCTGTAGAGGCCGCTCATACTTCTATGTTTGTAGCTGGATGGAGACCCTCAATTGGATGGGTGTGCAGTCTGGCTATGTTAATGAATTTTATATTACTGCCACTAATTAACGCAGGATTAGAGTTTGGTGGCGTTGATTTGCATATAGATTTAATCGACATGGAAACCATGATGCCAGTGTTGTTTGGTATGCTTGGCTTAGGTGGTATGCGTACTGCTGAGAAAATCAAAGGCGTTCAGAGAGAGAAATAGATGTCAGATTTAATTGATTACGCTAAGACAGATCGGCAACGCGAGGCTGTAAAGGCTTGGCAAGACTGCGGGGAAGTGATTGCTAAAGCGGCGGGTGTCTTGGGTATTTCTCCTTCTACAGTACGCGACCATATTGGTGCGGTTAAAAACTACGCAGCCAGTGCGGGTTACTCAAGCAACTGGGATGCTCGAAGACACGTTCCTGAAGGCGAAATAGTAACTGGTCGCAGCATCTACACCTCAGATGATGAAGGCAATAAGGCGTGGTTGAAGACTAAGCGGACTATGACCGAGGCTGAGCGAGACAAAGCGCTGCAAGGTTTTGTTGACGGTCTGGTTAAAGGGGTTAAACCGTACAAGCCTAAAGCCAAGCCAAAGACTAAGAAGTTTGCAGATGACCTATTACCTACCATAGTAATTGGTGACGCACACTTCGGGATGAGGGCTGATGCGAGGGAGACTAAGGAGCGCGACTACGATACTAAGATAGCGTCTACAAGTATGCTTGATGCTATTGACTACTTGGTTGATGCTGCTCCTGCATCCGAGCAATGCCTCTTGGTAAATCTCGGTGATTTTATCCATGCTAATGGGTCAAGTGGTACTACGTTTTCTGGCACAAAATTAGACGTCGATACCAGAATCGAAGTTGTGCTAGAGACAGCAGCGCAGACGTTTTTATTTGCAATAGATAAGTTGCTTACGAAACATAAGAGTTGCGTTGTCATCATGGCTCGAGGTAATCACGACTCAGATACGGCTATTGCGCTTGCGTTGATACTGAAGTTCTATTACTCAAAAGAGAAAAGGGTCACCATTTTAGACCCTCACGGATTTTTCCATACGCTACAGTTTGGAAAGAATCTGATAGCAGTACACCACGGCGACAAGGTGAAAGCTGATAAGCTGGCATCTATCCTGCCGCGAATGCTTCCTGAACAGTGGTCTTCTACTGTTTATCGTAAGTGGCTGTTGGGACACGTTCATCATCAGACCTTAAAGGAACACGATTCTGGGGTTTTGACGGAGACCTTTTCTACATTAGCTCCTCAAGATTCTTGGCATTCCGGGGCTGGCTACGGCGCTGCTTCGGCTATGCATCAAATTGTATTTCACAAAGATGGCGGCGAAGCTATTCGTCACGTTTACCAAATTAGGGCTTCTCGTAAAGTCCCTGACCTGACGCTATAGGTATTAATATGGATGACAAGCCCCAAGAAAGTCTCAGAATATCACTTGCTAGAATGGAGGAGCGCATCGTCACTGTGTTTAATCGCCAAAGTTCTATCGAGACAACGATGAATAGCTTATCTGACAAGGTAGACAAACTTACTGAGCAAGTGATTGCGGGGCGTTACGCCGAGCGCGTCATTTGGGTTTTAATCGTAGCTGCGGTATCTTATGGGGTACAGAATATATGACTGTTACTGATTTTCCTGATATCAAACGCACCAGAATGCGCGAATTGGCATTTGACAAGTTACAAGAATACGTAAATGAGTGTTATGATAGCGGCTTAGAAACCATTGAAGTCATTGGAATCATTGAGCTTTATAAGCAAGAGCTTATATGGTCTTTATCAGCAGACGAAGAGGATGAATAATGAATTTACTAACGTACTTGAGCTGGGTTAAAAAGTTGTGGAAGACAGTAATAGATATTATAAAGCTGATCGAAGAAACCATTCCTGACAATGGGGCTGGCAAAGAGAAGTTGGCGGCTTTTGATCTGTTGCTAAAAGCGGCAATTGAGAAGAGCGAAGACATTGATGAAGAGTTTGATAAGCTCCAGCCTGTGGCTCATGATATCGTGAATGTTGCTGTAGCTTTATTTAACAAAACTGGCCTGTTTAAAAAGTCATGACAGGTCGGCTGGAACAGCTCCTTATCAAGCATGAGGGCTACCAGAAGAAAGCATATGAGGATTCTGTCGGCGTAGTCTCCATTGGAGTCGGCAGAAACCTTGATGACCTGGGATTGTCTGACGATGAAATCATGTATCTTTTAAACAACGATATTGTTCGTTGCGATAAAGAGCTGATTAATTGTTTCCCTTGGTACTCAAAATTGAGCCGGGTTCGCCAGGAAGTGATGATCATGCTTTGCTTCAACCTTGGATTGACCAGGCTGCGTAAGTTCGTCAAAGCTCTTGCGTGGATGGAGCGCGGTGAATTCAGTCTCGCTGCTGATGAGTTCTTAGACTCAAGGTGGGCAAAGCAAGTTGGTCATCGCGCTGTAGAATTGACTGAGATGCTTATAACAAACAAATATCCTACGGCTTAACATTCTCTAGCTTGGCAATCTCTGACTCAATAATGAAGTCGCAGAACTGTTTGATCTTGCGTAAATCTTCAATCCCGCCCTTATCTCTCCATCGAGTCGCGTACTTAACAATACATCCCTCTGCGAACGGTAGCTGATTCGCCATAATGTATTCTATGGGTTGAATTTTTAGCTTCTTGTAGTGATCGCCAGCTACTTGGTAGTCTGTGGATTTCATATAATAATCCTTTGCTCGTGGTATTTAATCTGCTCTTGAAGCTGAGACAATATGTCTTCGTACTCTGGTAGGGATATCTTCTTTACGATATTAGGACGGCTTACCATGTCGTCTACATAGTCTTTCCCATAGTAGTCATACATCCACTTCTGATAGTTATGAGCAACAGTTCCTGCCCCCTTACCCATCTGTAGATTGCAGCCAGCGCATTGCGGGTGGACATTCTCGATCTCTAACGCTAGATGGTGAGTGCCTCCTTTGCCTTTGGCTATGTAATGACCGCCATGCATCCCGTCCCGGTAATGCTTAACCACGCCACAACTGACACACTCTACATAGCCGTATTCATCAGCAGCAGATATCCTGGCTAACAACTGGATAGCCACTAAGCATTTCTTTCTTACCTGAGCTAAAGTCGGCAAAAGTAACCTGTCCTTAGCGCGTCCATAACCTTCAGCGCTCGTCTTTGTGTCTCATCATCAAATTGATTAAAACGCATTGATAGCAGCTCTAGTGAGAACTGACGCTTTGTCACTGGTACAACCTTTTCGAGCTGACGGATATCTCTGGGTTTTTCCCAGGTTATCTTAGATTCATTTCCGCTCTTGTCGTTGCCTGAGTTGATCGCCATTGCTCAAACCTCATATTAAATACTTGTATCTTATGTTTAAGCATTACTGCTTGCTCTATTGCTACCTTGAGACCTTCAAGCAATTGTAGGTACTCAGGGTGCGAATAGGCGTAACGCTCTTGTTTAGCTATTGGCATAGAAGGGTTAGTCCTTTCTGCCTCTGCCATAAGTATAGCCTTTTTCGACTTACGGAACTCCATAAGATACATTCTGTTGGCTTCAGCCTCAGAGTATTGTCTGGTGATCTTCTCAAGCTCTGCGAGAGTATTTCCTGCGCTCGAATTCGTTTCTGACATATAGTTCAACTCGTTCTCGTTGCTCTGTAGGGACTTCTTTTAGAGCATCCCTTCGCTCTTCTACTGTATTAAGATCAAGGATCTCAGCAGCGTAATGCCTTGGGCGTTTTTGGTTATTAAACATCAGGCGGTCTGCCTAGCGTAGCGTATTTGAATCCCACTTCAATATGCGGAGTCTGAAAGCGTACAGAGCTGTGTTTCTTACGCACAACATATCTATTGTCTCTTTGAAATACATAGTATTTGAAACGCTCTGTTTCAGCGCAATACTTGGCTTCCTCTAACGCTGCCTCAAGGTCTTCAAATGTCTGCATTGTTGACTCCTAATCTCAAGAACTCTATAGGACTGAGTTGTAATTCAGTAGCCACTTTGCAGACCAGCGACAGAGGCGCGTCTTCCATATGCCTCCATCGCGAGATATGCTGCTTTCGCACATCAAACCGCTTCGCAAGATCAACAGACTTAATGCCGTTGATCTCTTGAGCAATCTTCAATGATTTGCCGAAGTTAAACTTGTACATCAGAATGGCAGGTCGTCATCAAAGTCTACTTCATTAGACACCACAACTGGCGCAGCAGCGGTAGGCATTTCGTCTTTAACCTGAAATGACAGGCTGACCAGTGGCTTCTTGCCGCCCTCGCTCGATGTCCAAGCAGAGACCCAGTATTCAACACCATTTATCTCGGCGCTGCCACGCAGTTGCGGATGCTTATCAGTGGTTCGCTTGTCGTTCTTCCAAAGTGCGCCACGGTTATTGTTATCGTATTCCATGTTATTTCCTCAGTTTTTCGGTTTCGGATTGAATGATAGTAGCAGTCTCAATAAGTAAAGGTTCTGCCAGGTTTAACAGTTTGTCGTCTCTCTTTACCTTAATTAGAAGTGGCTCTAAGTCAGGATGGTATGAAAGAAACCAGTATTCGGATAAGTCCAAAACAAGCATCGTTCCTTGGACTTGCTGTGTATAAATTGTTGGGAGCTTGCCTTTGCGTAAATAGGATATATGGGTACTGGCATTAGGACACTTGATCTCAATGCCTGTGTCATCCCACAAACCATCAGATGAGCACCCTATCTCATAGTCGTCCATCTTAATAAGACCATATTCTTCTATGTCTACGCCTAGCATCAATTCTGCTAACGCTCTAGCCTCTGGCTCCAGGTCGTTACCTCTTTGCATCGCGTCCGACTTAAACGTCTCTGTCGGCTTCTGGAGCAGGTTCTCGGCAATTAATTGATTGATTAGTCCGTCCCGGCTTGTACTAAGTTTCCCTGCTGTAGTGAATACCTTAGAGAAGTTACTCGCTGTCACGACACCAATGCGTTCGATGAGCCAATCGGTCGTACCCTGGATAGCCTGTGAAATTCGCATTTGGTTTCCATAATTCATTAAGTAAACGATAAAGCCTGAGACAGTTCTTACACATACTGTCT